CGTACATGTATTTACTTGTCGTGCGTTGAAAATCTGAAATATCTCCATTTTTAATAGCTTCTAAAACTTTTTGGTTTGCTTCTTCTTGGGTTTCTGCTTCTACTGTGAATTGTTTTCTATTCCAGATTTTAACTTTTTTATCTTGATAGAAATTAAATGTTTTCATAATATTTTCTTGTTTAAATTCGTTATTTACTGCGTTTCGCCACGTTATTAAATGGAATCAATATACATAACTAAAAGACAAAGTACAACTACTATAATTACACCTATTAAGCTATTTAAGGCTTCGTTTGGTTCGTGTGTTTCCATTTCGTTATTTATTAATTTTTATTTAATTGTTCCGCAATAATCTCAAAATTATTAAGCCCTTGTGTTTGATTGTTTTCAAAGAAAAAATCTATATTCCAATTTATATAATCTTTTTCTTCTTGAAAATTTCTATTTCCTGAGTCTATTTTTATATCTTCTTTAATTATTCTCTTTACTTCTTTTATATATTTTCTTTCATTTGTGAAGATACCTATTAATTCTCTTGAATTATAAGAATGATGGAAATCGGTTTTGTAGAGTGCTGTTGCTTTCATTTTATTAAATTTTTATGATTTTACGTTTTTTTAGTTTTCTTTTTGCCTCTATTTCGGCAATTCTTTGGGCTTTTATTTTGGCTTTTTCCCGCATTTCTGCCAGTCGTTCCTCTTTTTTCCGCTGCTTTATTTTTGAAAGTACAAATTTTAATTCTGAGACTGTGACCGTTATTTTGATAATTTCGTGGTTTATCTTGAAATTGTACTTCCTATACTCGCCATCATAAAAAAGTCGGTCATCAAACGTTTCAATTGCTAATATATTATTTCGGCTGGCAATTGTTATTTCTGTAATTCCGCCCATTTTACTTTTGTAATTCGGGGGAAAATATCCGTTATTTCTGCAATATTCTAATTTTTTTTTAATCATTTTATTTATTTTTTTTGTTATTACTCCCAAAGTTTTTTTGCAATTTGTAAATTTTTTTCGGCTTCATTTACGGCTTTTTTAGCATAGGTAAGAGAAAATGAATGTTCTCTTTTATCTGGGTTTTGTTTATAAAATTCATGTGTCATTTTTGCATCTTCTACCTTATATTCGTAAAATTCGATACTTTCAGGCATTGATAAATTAATAGTATCAGCTTTTTTTGCCCAATATTCGGCTTTACTTTCGTGGCCTTCTGCTTTCTCTGAAAATTCAACACTTTTGCCCATTCTTGACCAATTACGCTCTATTAACGCCCTGTGTCTTTTTTCGCTGTGATGACCAACTTTAATCGGTTCAGCTAGTGCCAAGAAATCACGCCCCTCTTGAGATGCTTCATAATATTCTGTGCTTTTATTTTGTGCAGCAATTGCCCACTTTTGGTATTTTTCCGCTTTGGCTTCGGCTCGTTCTTGCACGTTGTAACCATCTGCTCTTACTATTGAATAGTAATAAAAACCGTCTTTTTTATAAATTAGGTTAAAAACTATGCAATCATGCGTTTGACCGTATTTTGTTGTCATTTCTATTGTTTCGCCTTTGTCGTGTAATTCTGTACATTTTGCTAAAAAAACATTCGGGCAATATTTTGAATAAGTATTCATAATTTTATTTTTTAAAGTGATTTAAAATATTTTCAAAACTAAAATTTTTGAAATTTAAAACAAATAAATAAAAATCTTCTTGGGTATTATCAACTAATAAACTAAAGTTTTCTATTTCTTCTATTTGCTCCAGCCTTTCGCAAAAAAACTCAATAGGTGTAAATTGCCCTATATCTGAAATTATTATAGATTTATTGTAATTTGTTTGAGTTAATTTCCATCTATGTGGCTGTGTGTTAGTGCATGGTAAATATTTAACTTTTAAGCCTGTAGTGTTGCATATTCTTTTCATAACTGTAATATTTTTAAATTAATACCCTAACCATTCCATTAATTGATAGTTGTTAAATTCTGTAATATCTATCCACTCTGTAAAATTTTTAAATTTACCTTCTACTTTTATACTGTAGTTACTTTTTACTAAAATTCTTTGATTTTCTTTTTTAAATTCTATATCGTGGCTTTTTAATATTGATTCCATATTTATTTTATTTTAAATTAATTTGTTTTTGATTGTTTTTAGATTGATTTAAGGCGGAAAACTAATTTTATAAACTTCACTATTGGAAGTATAAGAATAAGGGCAAAAAACGCCATAAATTCAAGAATAAATAAAACTACTTTCTTAAGTGTTGGTAAGATTAATCCGAAAGTAAATCCTATTAGTGCAATTGTGAAAAGTCCTGTTGCTAAAATTGTAATTGTTGTCATAATATAATTTTTTAATCTCTATCTAATTTTATTTGCTCATCTTCATTAGATTTAAACCAATTAATAGAGTAATAAGATTCTGTCTCATCGTCTATTTCACCATAAATTCCAATTAGGTCTTCTACTTCATCCAAAGTGAAATCGGATTTTAAAATATGGGCATCTAAAGTTGCCGTTTCAATATTTTTATCCGAAAGAAGTTCATTTAATTCAGATGTTATAAAATCTTCATTCCAAATTCTTGATGCTGTTGTTCCACTATTTCTTTGATTACCATTAAAATCTTTTGTTACGTAACTTAGTGTAATTGCTTTCATTTTGTTTAAATTTTAATGTTAATAATTGTTTTTTTTAATTTGATGAGACAAATGTAGTATATTTTTATAATACAAAACAATAACTTTAACAAATTTTAACATATCGTTTTTTTTAATTCATTGAAATTCAAATAAATAGATTTAGAACATTTTTTATTTTTAACATTTTAAAGACTTTTCTTTTTGTTTTCGGGTGGTTTTCTGCTTATAAATTTACTTTGTAAATTTAAAGAAAATCACAACTTTAATTAATTGAAAATAAACGCTTTACAATTTTTTTACGTTAAAAATGCAATTTTTACATATATAAGAAATATAAAGAACCTGGGTAACCTGGAGAACCTGGGTAACCTGGGTAACCTGGAGAGCCTGGAGAACCTGGAGAAAAAATTATTTTTATTTATTCTAAATAAGAATAAGAAAGTTAAAAACAGAGAATGTTAAAATTTATTTAGAATTGTTCTAATTAAGCTCTGTTTTTAAAAAAGTGTTAAAATGCGAAAAAAAATTTTGTGGTTACACCCCCCGACGCAAAAGGTCTATAAAATTTTAATCAGATAAATACCGTTTGTTTTGGAATTTTTTTTGGAAAAGTGATACCCCCTCCGCGTGAAAGACCTTATACCCCCTCCGCGTGAAAGAAGATAAGTTTAGAAATTAAATTTAGTATGGAGTTTCAGAAAAATTATCATTGTATATACTTTTAACCATACACCTAAATTCTTTATAATCACCATTATATAGGTTTAAATTATTTCTCTAATTCTTGATAATTCATTCTATTATATTTTTATTAAATTAAAACTTGCGTATATTTATGTGTTATGCCAAATGCTAAGCGACCAACACCAAATCAGCAATAGTTCGTAAACTTTCAGCACCATCATATTCGTCAACCTCGAAAGCCGTGCCAATAGGCAACCAATGAACTGACAATCCATCAACGCCTAATACACAAACATATTCATCAGTCCCAAGCAATTCTTGACACAACTTTTCTGTTATTTCATTCTTTCTGTTTTGCTCAACCAATTCCACTATTTTTGGGTGAAACAATAACTCTTGCTTTGAGTGCCAAGAATACCAACCTGCACCAAAACCTTGCGAGATAAGCACGGCAACTTTTCCATCTCTAATTACTTTTTCCATTTTTATTAATTTTAGTTAGTTAATAATTTATTTTAACGAACTTGCTATCAAATTAGTTTCTAATTATTTTTTATGAAAAACACATTGCTCTAAACTATATATTCCTAGCTCTATATTTATCATATTTCTTAATTCTATTCTTTCTTTTACTCCAAATTGTTGGTAATTGGATTTACTTTGTAGCCCTAATGCTATTTTGTGCGCTATTTCGTACTTTATCTTATACTCTTTATTGCTTAATTTAGGCACTTCGTATTTTCTTAAATTAGAAACAAAATCTAAATATTCTTGCCCGTATTCATAAGCTAGTTTCTCACGCATTAAACCATCATCATTTTGCCATTTATTAGATTGTGCTGATTGTCTATGGATATTATGAATGTTAAATCTCATTTCAGAGTGTCCTCCTTTAGCGAAAATATGACCGCCATGTATTTGTCCGTTTGTACCTCTTGCTAAACAAGTTAATCCTTTGTCTATTAGCCTAGCAATTAGTTGTACTTCTTTTTGTAGTTTATCTTTCCAATTCTCTACTTTATCCTTTAATTTTTGAATCTCTTCTTTGTCTTTTTGAATGGCTTTTTTCTTTGCTATTTGAGAACCTTTTAATTTGGCTTTTTCTAGCTTAATTTTTCCATTTTCAGAAGTTTGAAGCCATTGGTAATAACATCTATCACATAAACCATAAGTACGCTTTAAAACGGGTTTATTACAGCCATATCCTTTACCTAATCCAATACCTTTACACGGTTTAGTCTTTAATTCCATTTTTCAACTTAAATTGTTTGATGTTTAAATCCTCTCTTAGTTGATATGCAAGTTTTAAAAACTCATCATATATTTCTGCATCTACTCTTATTTGAGCTACTTTTACTTTTTTATTCATAATTTTTAATTATTATTTTCAATAATTTACAAAAAACTTGCGTCTATTTCTGTGTTATACACAAGCTAAAGACAGCCGTTCCTTAACAATTGAGGTTTCTTGACAAATTACTAAGTGATTTTTATACCGCTTAACTTTTTCAGCTTCATAAACAGTAATAAACCAGCCGTGATTTTCAAGCCTTTCAATATCTTCTTTAGAAAACCAATTAAATAAATCTTCTAATGAATCAGTAGCCGAAAGCCAACCTACCAAATCTTGGTCAAATGGCATTGGTAAATTTGTATTCATACAGAAATTAAATTCGTTGTGAATTAATCCTGTGAAGTTTCCTTTTGAATCATACCACAATCCTTGTTGTGTTTCTTCGTGTGCGATTCTATAGTATAATTTTGACATATTTTTGTTCTTGATTTTTAATTTTCTTCATAATTCTCTAATAATTCTTTAATAGCTCTCTAATAATTCTCTAATAAATTATCTTTTTGGACAATTTATTGAATGACAATTTTCAGTATCAAAACTTCTACATTTTTCACATTTTTCTAAATCATAAATTAAAGTTTGTAATATAGAATCATACTTACCTTCTTCAAAATCTTTTTTCATTTGTTCTAAATGCTTTTTTTGATTTTCAGATAATTTTCTTAACTTCTCTTTTGCTTTTTCAGATAATGGTTCTGTCAATATTAATGTTATTCCGTTTTCCATAATTAATTTTTGTTTAAATTACCCGCTACTTCTTATAACAGGTGTTTGTAAATACCAGCCGAATATACTGTGCGTGTAGGCTGGCATCTACAAGCACCGAAACGTTAGCGGTCAGGCTAAAAAGACCCGACTTCGATAACTGAAAAAGGGACTTCTTCATAAACAGAATAAAGACCTTCTAAATCAGTTGGGTAATCTTCTGAATTTTGCCAATCAATTTCATATTGTTTACTTTCTGGGTTATCAGTAAACTCAACCATTCCTTTTTTAACAGCCTCGTATTCATTTTCAGCCATTACTTTAAACAGTTTCAAATCATTCTCAAACATCGATAGAATACCTACTACATAATTTTTCATTTTATTGTTTTTTTTTAATTATGGACTTCTAAAAGCGGAGAAGCCAGAACCGCTAACACTGGTTTTGCAATATGTGGCTGAAAATACTTTGCGCATAAGCCACACATCGCAAATGCTTTTACGTTATAATCAATTTTGCGATATACTATAAATCTTTTGTATCTTTTTATTAATACACTGCAAATATATAATATATTTTGTAATACACAAAATATTTATTACTTTTGTTTAAAATCTTTTTTATATGTCTTTATTAAAAGTAGTTTTACACCCAGATAAAATAGTAAAATATGGTCTTAATGTTAAGCAAGCGGTAGTTTTAGACTTAATTCTTAAACAGTGCGATAGGAAGAAAGCAGAAAATATTATGGGCTTAACGTTTTTTAAAATATCTAATGATAAATTATTAGAAGATACTGAGTTTCTTAATATTAAAAAAAGAATGTTGATTATTATTATTAATGAATTAGAAAAATTAGATTTTATTAAGAAGCCAAGAAACCAAAATAGAAGAATGTTATTAAGATTCACCAATAAAGCGGTAGAGTACTTTAAATCATAAAAAAAGGAGGCATTGCGCCTCCAAACAATTATTAACCTAATAAATAAAATGAAAAGAATTCTTTACAAAGGTATTAAAATTATTGAATAAAAAAAATTTAAAAAAAAATACAAATTATTTTGTAATTACAAATTTTTTTGTATCTTTGCCATACAATTAACAAATAAAATATTTAAAATGAAAAATTCAAAATTAGCTTTTTTAGTAAAGCAATTAATAGACAATGAAGTCAATATCACTATTACTCCTTCTAAAGATGATGATGGAGAAATATATTTTAAACAAAATTGGTCTGACTTTCACATAGGGAAAATTTCAATTGACTTTTACATTACAGCAGAATTTAAAATTTGGGGTGATGATTTAGAATTAATAGACTTTGAACTTGAATATGTAACTATTTATGATGAATATGGAGAAGAAGTTTATTTATCAAAAAGCCACAAAGATGCATTTGTTAGTGTACTTAACGTTTGTGCTAATATTAATATTAACTATAATAAATAATACTATGGAATTTAAAGGAACAAAAAACGAAATGTCTTTTTTAAAATTACATCTAACGAGTCAGGGCTTTGCGAGGTGCGGATTTTCGGCACGAAAATATGAACCGAAGCACTTTAGACCGCATCTCGCAAAACCCAAGTTATAAGCTGGCACGGTAAATTAAACAATAAACTTAAATTGAAATACAAATGAATATCAAAGAATTAAAATCAATTATAAATTCAGGATTACCAGATGATGTCATCAAGTCCGAAATTATTAACTCACTTGCAAAAGATGAAAACGTCATCCCAGTTGTGATGAGAATTTTGGAACGTGAACGACAATTTAAAAAAGAAATCCACAATGAAATGAATGTTCTTTTATCAAAAGCACACATCGGACTTGATGATAAAAAGTTCAACGAAGGTAATTTTATACAAAAAGAGATAATTGATTTTTATACAAAATATAAAGGATACGTTGGTCATTGCTTCAAAAATCTTTTCGGAGACGGTAAGTAGTGCTTGATTATAACACACAAATAAACGAATGTTTAACATTAAACTTTAAATAAAATGAAAAAATACGAATTAACACAAGAACAGATTAATCAATTAGCAGAAAAAAAACACGCTAAAGAATTACTTAAAGAATTTCTTCCAGAAGCATTTGAAAATAAATTAGAAGTAGGGAAATGGTATATTGATAAAGGTTGTTTATTTAATTATCAAACTAAAAAAAGTGTATATGGTTTCTTTACTAATAATGAATGGATCGATAAAAAATGGAAGTGGACTAATAATAAAGGAGTAAGATTAGCCACAGAAGAAGAGGTAAAAGAAGCCTTAATTAATGAAGCTAAAAAAAGAGGGTTTAATAATATTGGAGATTTAAAAATTAAAAATACATATGGATGTATAAGAAATGGATACCGTACAAATAATAATAATTTTTATTATGATTACATAAGTAATACTTTGCAATTAGATGGAGTTATTATTTTTAGAAATGGATTTTGGGCAGAAATAGTAATAGAAGATATACCAACACAAGAAGAAATAGACAGAGTTATTAATTATCTTAAAAATAAATAAAAATGAAAAACTTATTCAAGGCTTTAGCCAACTTTCAGCAAGAAGTACCCGTAATTCATAAAGCAACTCAAGGTTATGGTTACTCTTATTCGGATTTAAATGCTATTTTTAAAGTTATAAATCCATTATTAAAAAAACACGGTTTAGGCTTTACTCAATTAGTAGGCGATGGAGCTATTAAAACTATTGTATTTCACGTAGAAAGCGGAGAACAAATAGAAACGACAACTACAATTCCACAAGGTGTATCACTTAAAGGAATGAATAATTTTCAAGTATTAGGTTCTGCTATTACTTACATTAGACGATATGCGATTTCTGCTATGTTAGGGCTAATTACAGACAAAGATTTAGATGCTTGCGGAGAACAAGTGGTAAAAGAAAATATTAAAAATGACGATGCTTTTATTGATAGAATAAACAACGCAAAAACTGCTGATGAAGATGATATTGATAATCCTAATAGAAAAAAACAAGAAGATGAAATAGGAGAAGATTATACATTGAAAATTGCTAATGCTAAAAATGAAGCGGAATTAAAAGCTATTTATTCAGAAGTAAAATCAAATAAAGGATTAGTAGCATTAATTAATTCACGTTATAAGGAATTGAATAATGGATAAAAGAGGTTATTTCTCGGCTAGTAGGATTACAGAACTATTAGCCGAAGGCACTGGAGCAACTAGACAAACTTATCTTATTGATTTAGCTTTAGATGCAATTGGTTTGAAAAAAGAATTTGATACTCCTCAAATGGAACATGGAAGAAATACAGAACATGATGCATTTGAGTTTTGTGTAAAACCTTTATATCCAAATGCATTTATTAAATCAGACGAGTTTGAATTAATTAATGATGAATTAGGATGCAGTACAGATGTAGAGTTTACCGATAGCAAAGATGTTTTAGATATTAAATGCCCTCAATTAAAAGGCTTTTTAGAATCAAGGAAAGCATTAAATGTTTCAAAGCAATATTATGACCAGATACAAACGCAATTGCTTAAAACAGGAGGAGAAATAGGCTATTTGCTATACTATTTACAAAAGCCAGTTACTTGGGGTAATGCTGATTCTTGGCAAGATTATGATTTTGAAAATTTTGATGATAATTATTTTATCAAAGAGATAAAAAAAGACGATAAACGACAAGAAGAAATTTTAAAAGCAGTTGAAAAATATGCACCAATAAAGAATGAGATAATAGAAATGCTATTAAACGCACCCGAAATAGAATTTAAAGAGCATTTTAAACTAAATGATGAAAAATTTAGGAGACCTATTAAAAAAAGTAGGGATATTTTAAAAGAGAAAATTTACAAATACGATAACGAATTTTACATTTATTAATTATGAAAAATGCAGACAAACCAATTAATCCATCAACGTCTATAAAAATTAGTGACACTGAATTTTTTGAATATAATCTTCCAAATAAAGAAAGACAATATTCTGGACTTACAAAAAGAGAACATTACGCTGGATTAGCAATGCAGGGATTGTTAGCCTTACCAGGTAAAGGAACTTTTGGTTCTTTTGATGAAGCAATTGAAAGAATATGTGAAGTTTCAGTTAAATTTGCAGACGAACTTTTAAAACAATTAGAAAATAAATAAAGTTATGACAATTAAAGTAGAAAACATTGGTGGTATATGGTACGTTAACCATAAGAGATTAGGTATTGATTTTATCACAGAAGCCGAGTACATGGCAGTAAAAGAATTTATTAATTTAAAGAAAAGAAAAAATATTTTAAAACAATTAGAAAATAAATAAAGTTATGATAATACTATTAATCGCAGTTACAATATTTGTTATTGATTATATTTTAATTCAATTTTCTACATCAAAATTAAATGATGATGATGATTTTTAAAATTTATGAAAAAATTTTAACGGTATTTTATTTATCCGCACATCAATATTAACAATTAAAAATTAAAAAAATGCAATTACAAGGAACAATTAAGAAAATCGGAGACACTCAAACTTTTGCTAGTGGTTTCCAAAAAAGAGAAATGATATTGCTAACACAAGAACAATATCCACAGCCTATCAGCATTGAATTTTTACAAGACAAATGCGATTTGTTGGATAATGTAAAAGAAGATCAATTTGCCACAGTTTACATTAATGTAAGAGGCAGAGAGTGGGCAGACCCTAAAGGAGAGGTTAAATATTTCAATTCTATTGTAGGATGGAAAATAGAAAATGAACCTACAAAAGTAGAAAAGCCTGAAAAACCTATTAATAAAGTTGAACAAGAAAATCCTTTTGCAGATGAAGAAGATGATACTCTCACATTTTAATTTAAAGCCTGATTTTAGGCTTAAAGTTGCTCAAAACATAGATAGTAACATTACTTCTACCGACCATTTATATCAAATATTATCAGGAAGAATTAAAAAATATGATGAGTTTAAAAAAGAATACTATAAACGGTTAAGTAAAGCTAATGCTTTAATAGAAAAAACATTGATTAAATAACGTTTTGTGGCTTGGCGAAGTACCGCCTTGCACAAATGTTGAAATTTAGCACAAAGGCTTGTGGCGGTATTTTGCCAAACCACTGTTATAAGCCGTTTTTATTCGTGTTTGGCGTAACAATTTAATTTAAAAGTAAAATGGAAAACGTAAAAACAATTGAAGAATGCAGATTGAATATTCAAGAATTTGCAAACAAGCACAAATTAATTTTTGAAGATGAAGGCGAATGCGGATTTGGTAGAGAATGTGTAGGACTTACTAATGGTGGTAATTACGTGAATTATAACCCAACCGATAGTGTTAATTACGATTACATAGAAGGTTTCTATGATGAAAGATTTAATGACATTACACCGCCTGATGCCTATCACAAACATAGTTGTATTGCTGTTTTAGGTCGTGGCGATGATGCTATTCGTCAATTGTCTGATTGGGTTGATAAACTTAATGAAATAGGCGTAAAAGTGGATAAATATCCAACTGGTGCTACTGGATTTCAGGTGGTAATTTCGGGTGTTTTTGGTAACGCTGTACGTGTCGCTTAAAATGGCTTATAACACAGAAATATACGCAATAAAAAAAATATACGCAATAAAAGTATTGCGTATATATAAAATAAAAACCTTTTTAATATTAAAATAATGCTTGAATATAAAGGTATTAAATATAGCATAACAGACGAACCGCAACCAAATAAAAAAGGTAGGTTATTTCAGTACTCAATAAACTTTGAACCTTTAACAAAAACAAATGCTAATTCTTTCCAAGAAGCAAAAAGAATTGTAGAAAAACTAATCGACAAATTATGATTGAACCAAATTTATTTACTGAATTATGATACCACAAAAAAATACGATACAAAAATACTTTTCAACTCCGAAAATAAAGCAACAGATTAAAACTAAAAAAGTTGACTTTAAAGAGTTGTCAGATAAAGACCAGGAATTAGCAACGCAAAAAATAATAGCTGTAAACGTATTCGCTTCATCACTTTTACACGAATTGAATGTTTTGAAACGATTAGGAATTGTAGATTCTTTTCCGCTAATTATCAACTTTATTGAGCAGTTTAAATCTATTGAAGTGATATTTAAAGAGAAACTTAAAAAAGACAATGAAATAAATAATGAGTATTTCAAAACAAAATTAAGAGCTATTGAAAATATCAATTTTATGTTGATAAATAACGATGATGCAATAATCAGAACCGAAAAATTTATTAAATCAATTCTAACCAAAAAAAGATGAGAAAATACAAAATATTAAATCTTTACGCTTGTCTTGGTGGGAATAGGGCAAAATGGGACGAAGTAGCTGAAAATTTAGGACTTGAATTAGAAGTTACAGCAGTAGAATTAGACCAGGAACTTGCAAGAATGTATCAAGAACGATTTCCTAATGACATTGTTATTATTGCAGATGCTCATCAATATTTATTAGACCATTTTAAAGAGTTTGATTTCATTTGGAGTTCTCCTCCTTGCCCAACTCATAGTAGAGTTAGAATAACACAAAAAAATCAAGATTTTTTCATTCCTAAATATCCTGATATGACTTTATATGAAGAAATTATATTTCTTGAAAATCATTTTTTTGGAAAATATGTAGTTGAAAATGTAATTCCTTATTATGAGCCATTAATTGAAGCACAAAAAAGAGGTAGGCATTTATACTGGTGTAATTTTAAATTACCAAATAAAATTGATAGAGAAGAAACAAAAGGAATTATGTGCGGACAAACTACAAATGAATTAGAAAAATTATGTGAATTACACGAGTTAGATAGAAATTTTATTAACACATATAATGGAAATCAATCAAAAACTAAAATTGTCAGAAATCTGGTAGATTACGAAGTAGGAAAATCAATTTTAGAAGCAGCTTTAAACGTTGCACCAAAAAAAGTTATAGGAAGTTTATTTGATGAAAATTACACAGAATTATGAGAAAAACAGATAAAGCAGCAAAACAAAATAAGCCATCAAAATCAAAGGTAGAAGGCGGAGGAATAGGCACTTTGAAACAATCTAAAGAAGAATTAGCCGAAAGTAAAAAAGTCTTAAAAACGGCTCAGAAATTAGCGAAAAACAAAAAGATAATTAGACTTCCTTCTGGGTTTTCTTATGATTTTTTAAAATTGAAAGCGGAAGAAACTGCACGAAAAAATAAAAAAAATAAACTTGCGGATTAAAAAATAAGTATTATATTTGTGATGTGTTAAGATTGTGTTTCTCACTTTAGCAATCAATAACGGAAAATATTTACAGTAAAACCTTTCAAAGAAATCGGAGTGAGAACCGAAAGTATTTGAGAGGTTTTTTTTATTAAAATTTTACTTGTTTTCTGAAAACATTTATAAATTATGGCAAATTATACTTTAAGAATCTTCGACTCTGGAGATAGAAATGAAATTCAAGTTTGTTGCACTGAATTATCAAAAATTGAAATTTCAATTAATCAAGGATTGATAGGAGAAGAAGAAAATGCAGGATTTATTTATCTTGATATAAGTTCTGCAATAAAACTATCAAAGGAATTAAGAAGACAAATTGCATTAGCTAAAGAACAAATAGAAAACGAAAAAAATAAAGATTTTTAGCTATGAGTAATTTTAACGGATATTCTTTGACTGAAAAATGGTTTTCATTTATGGCTGAAAATGGCAAAAAAGTAGATTGTAAGCACACTGCTGTTTACTTGTATATTGTAGAATTATTTAATAAAAGAAAATGGGTAGAATCAATTGGTTTACCAACAGATTTTACAATGAGTTCTTTAAATATTGGAAGTTACAAAACATACAAAAAAATCCTAACAGATTTAGTAGATTTTGGATTTTTAAAGATAGATTGGTCAAAAAATCAACACACTTGCAATAAAGTTGCTTTGGTATTTTTTACCAAAGCAAGTCTAAAGCACATACCAAAGCAAAGCCAAAGCAACTACCAAAGCACATCTAGTATATATAAAACATATAAACTATTAAACAATAAACATATAAACATTATTCTTGATTACTTTGATTCTTTACCTTATGATGTGTTGAATGAAAAACTGAAAGAATTAAATCATGTTAGTGATAATGAAAAAATTGATTTCTCTGTTTTTTGGGAATTGTACGGAAAGAAAAAAGGTAATAAGTTAAAGGTTGAAAAAAAATGGAATAAATTATCTTTATCAACTCAAGAGAAAATAATTGAAACTCTACCTAATTTTAAAAAGTCTATTTCTGACATACAATTTTTACCTTTCCCTGAAACTTACTTGAACAATGAAAGATGGAATGATGAAATAGAAGAAACATTGCAAGAAGAAAAAACTGGATATGTAAGAAAATACGACTGGGATTCATATTTAAAAACTTTAGAAGATGAGTAATTGCACGATATATCAAAATATTTTTAAATTTAAAGAACCTCACAAAATTTCTATTAAAAAGGCACTTCAAAGAATAAAAAATGGTTCTAGCAAATTAATTGTTGAAAATCTAAGAAAAGAAACTGATGCGCAAAAACAAGATGCCATTAAAAAATCTTTGCCTTGTGTGGTTTTTAGTGGTGTGTTTGAAGCAAGACGTGATGATGCAATTGTTGAACATTCAAATTTTATGATTTTAGATTTTGATTATGTTGAAGATTACGAAAAATTAAAATCAGAATTAATTTATAAAGATTATGTTTATTCTGCATGGAGAAGTCCTCGGGGTAATGGATTGAAAGCATTGATAAAAATTGCTGATGGTAAAAAACATAAAGAACATTTTAGCGCAATAGAAAAAGAATTTAAAGATGTTGATAAAAGCGGTAAAAATATAAGTCGTGCATGTTTTGAAAGCTATGACCCTGAAATTTACATAAATGAAAACGCAAAACCATTTGATAAGATAATTGAAGATGTTTACAAAACAGAAATAAAACAACAATTTACCTCAGAAAAAGAAACGTATGATAACATTAGAAAATGGTTAGATAATAAATCAGAAGCGTTTGCTAGTGGCAATAGAAATAATTATATATTCAAATTAGCTGGTGCTTGTTGTAGATTTGGAATAGACCAATATTCTACATTAGATTATCTTTTAAGAGATTTTGCAACTTCTGATTTTAATCAAAGTGAAATTAAACTTTCCGTAAAATCAGCATATAGAGCTAACCAAATGGGAGTTGCTACGTTTGATAAAAATGTATTAGTTGAAAGCAAAACTCAAAAAGAAATTTCTATTGAAGTTTTAAACGAAGGGTATGAAGAATTTAGTCATGTTATTTTCGCAGAAGACATATCAAACCAAATAGCCCAAATTTACGCCGTAGGTTACGAAAAATTAAACGGAATTAATGCGCCAGTACTTGACTATCACTTTAAGCTAAAACGTAAAGAAATAAGCCTTATAAGCGGTTTTGGAAATATGGGTAAATCTACTAAGATGCTATGGATACTTTTAAACCGTGCAATTCTTTACAATGAGAAGTTTGCAATATACTCTCCTGAGTCTGCACCAGCAGAAGAATGGTATTTAGAATTGGTTGAAATGTTAGCAGGTTGCGATTGTTCTGCAATGAATACAAATAGACCAGATAAAGAAACATTTGACTATTATTTTAAATTTGTAGGTGAACATTTTTATTTTGTTTATCCTGAAAAAGTAAGTCCAACTGCTGAAACAATAAAAGAGACGTTTTTAGAGTTGATTATAAAATATAAAATTGATGGTGTGGTTATTGACCCTTTTAATCAACTTTACCATGATAGAAAAGGCATTACAAGAGAAGATTTTTATTTAGAAGAATTATTGTCTGATTTTACTAGATTTGCTGAACAAAATAATATTTTCTTTTTAATTGTTGCGCACCCTAAAGGTTCTTCAATTGTGGTTGAAAAAGATGGAAATTATAGAGAACCTTCTATGTATGATATTGCAGGAGGTGCTATGTGGGCGAATAAAATGCACAATATTTTATTTTATCACAGACCTGAATCAAGAACAAAACCTGACAGCCCTTTATATGTTTTTACCTCCGATAAGATAAAAAAACAAAAAATAGTAGGTAAAAAAGGAAGTTTTGAAGGTATGTATATTTTAAAGAAAAGAAGGTTTTTATTACCTTATTTCGATCCAATTACAAGAACTGTTGATAAAAATATTCAACCTTTTGATGCATTACAGAATAATATGGAGAAGGTAGGATTTATAAAAAAACAAGATTATAAAGAACCTAAATTACCAACGCCAACTTTATCACAAGCATTTGATGATGATAGTGATTTCCCTTTTTAAAATTAATAATTATGAGAGCTGAAAAACCTTTAAAACCAAAATTAAATCTTAGTGAATTTTCAATTGCTAGATGGCTACTTTACGATAATTATTTAGTAATTGGCGAAAACAACTTTGCGGAATTAAAAAGTAAAAATGATAAAATAGCAAAAAAAATATTTAGAAAACAGTTTAAAGAAAAAATATTAACAATAAAAAAAATAAATTAATCTTTTCTTTTTTTGCTAAATTTCTTATTGCTTCCTCAATAATTTGCGTCTGAGTAGATTGTCTTTTATTTGTAAGTTTTACTAATAATTCTTTCACTTCATCTGATAATCTTACTGTAGTTTGATTTTTTGCCATAAAATATTTTTAGCAAAAATAGTAAATTAAAATAAAATACAAAAATATTTGCTTTGTATTTTAAAATAACATACATTTGTGGTAAATTTATAACGTTCCGATTATTTGCGTTCGGTGGGGCGTTACACAACCAAAGATTATTAATAACACAAAACTTTAAAATATGCAAACTGATTCAAAAAATCACGAAACTCCCACTGACGCAAATAATGTGTTATCGGTAGTGTTTAATGTGTTCACTAACGAGTTTGGAGATAGAATAGTAAATCAAGGTACATTTCACGATAAAGGGGGTTATCAAAAATGTTATTCAATTATTATTGGTGGTAAATATATAAAATCCGTTGGTGGTGTAAAAGTTGCTAAATCTTTTATTAATAAAAAAAGAGGTGTTAAATGTAAATGGGTTGGTAGAGTCGAATAATATTACCGCTAACGTATCGTGGCTTGTAGCATTGTTATGCGTTCTGGCTTTTGTTTAACAATATTAAATTTTAAAATATGGCACACTCAATTAGAATACCAAACGGAATTATATCAATGGTTGATGTAGATTTCAAATGCCCAAAATGTGAATGTCCGCACTCGGAGAAAGATTATTATGACAGTCTTTATAAAAGCAAACACGGTTTAATTTACAAACAATGTCAAGGATGTAAAACTAAATTAGGAATTACAACCGATATAAGAGGCGATGTCCGTGTTTGGTTAAAGGAAGATGAACGTAAGGACGGTTTGATAGCCTGACGCATAACGGAAAATGGCTTTGCGATGGCGGTTTTTATACGCAAAGATTTTTCAAAACCGCTATTGCAAAACCTGTGTTAGCGGTATGTGCCTGTAAGTAATCATTTAAAAAAAATAATATGGCAAAGAAAAAAGAAGTAAAGTTTGAGGGTAAAATTGAACCCTTAACAGATTGCAAACCATTCTATATGGTAGTTGTGGAAGATGGCGTTTACCCACCAAAAATGAAACACGAAAAATACGAAGATGCTTTTCAGGAAATGTTGAGATTGTCCAAAAAGGAAAATAAAAAAGCATACGTTTTAATTTCTGTTACAAAAGTTGAGCAAATACCAAATGTAAAACAGTTAAATTTATAGCATGGTGTTTGTTGGCATTACAGCTAACGTATCGGTGCTATACGATGTGGCGGACTTTCATCACAAATTACAAATAAAAATGGAATACATAGATGATTTAAGTTATTCAAACCTTGTCAATTTGATACAAGGCGAAGAAATAAAGGCTGCTGATATTTTGCATACAATAGCCTTAGAAATGGAAGACAATAACAAGGTAATTGAAGAATTGGAAAGTCAATTATCAAGAGCCAAAGGAAGAAAAGGTACTTTGATTTCTGGCACACAAAGAGTAATGCAGCACATCAAAAAGGAATATCCTTTAGCTGTCAAAAGGCAAGATTACATAGTTGTCGTAACCAAAGAGAATATTTCAATTGAACGGAATGTTCTTTAGGGTTGCCGCTAACGTTCAGAGTATTGCCGATGGTGGCACAACTGAAAACTAAACTCCAAATAACAAACAAATATGAATAATAAAAACGAAACACCAAATAATGACTTCAATGACACTATTGGCAATACTGTGTTGTATGCCGTTATTATTAAATCTCTTCCAAACAAAAGATGTGTTTTGAATAACTACATCGGTACGCCTTTGGAGACTCGTAATATTAGCAGCAATTACATTCAGGTAAAACTCAAAAGATATATAGATTGGTTTACCGTTCCGATTGATTGTGTGTTGCTTTTATAATGGCATACAACGATTAGTATTGCCGAATAACGGCATAAGAAGCCGAAAACGTGCTATTAAAAACGAGAGTAGATAAAAAGCAGAAACCGCCAACTGATAACATTCAAGCCGTTTTTTGGCAATACAGTGTTATGTGTAGTTATAAAAATTAAAAATATGACATCGAAAGAATTATTTGGAAAACATTTTAACGGAATGCATTATGATGATATTACATCAGAAATGATTCAAAAATATGCGGTTGAATTTGCAAAAGTAAAGGTTATTGAAGCCGTAGAGTTAATAAAAGATAATGTTGATTATGGAATATATCAGAATGATGATGGTCAAGAACCATTTCATCACGAATCAAATATTTTTGTAGATAAAAGGACTATTGATAACGCATTTGATATTGACGAGCTTTGTGAATAATTACACATAACGTTAAAAGGCTTGGTATTGCGTGGCTTATGCGCAAAAATTATTCAGCCACGTAAGACCAAACCAATGTTATCTACAGTTTTTTTTAACAAACAAAATATTTAAAAATGAGAACAATAAAATTTAGAGGAAGATGCGCTTTTAGCGGAACTTGGATGTATGGATTTTACTATGTAAGCAAAGGAAATCATATTATAAGAGATGAAAATGACAAAGAATCAATCGTTTTAGAAAAAACATTAGGGCAATTCACTGGACTTAACGACAAGAACGGAAAAGAAATTTACGAGGGTGATATAGTAACTTATAAAAGGAGTGTAGGCAATTGGACTGGTAAATTTATGACTACAACACATAAAATTATTTTTACAGATGAAATAAATGCTTTTGTTATGGAAGATGGAAGTAGTTACATAAAATTAAGAAAACATTGGGGTTATGAATATGAGGTAATAGGCAACATCTTTGAAACACCCGATTTGGTAAAATTGTAGATAACGGTCGGGTATTTACGAACACGGGGCTAAAAATACCAAAATTTTCTACTGAAACTGAAAGTGAAAAAAGGCAGATACCCGATTTGAGGACTTCAACCCCGTGTTTGCAAATACAATGTTAGGCACAGTTTATTTTGATTATGAAAGAAAAAGTAGCAAATTATTTAAAAAAATTAAATGTAGGTAAAACTCCAACTGAAATAGGGTTGGCATTAGGCAAAAATTATAACACTGCCTCATCATCAGTTAGTAATCCGTTGAAAAAATTAGTTGATGATGGGCTTGTATATAAAATGAAAATTGATGGGAAAGTGTTGTATGGTTGGGTTCGCTAAATTGTGCCTAACGTTCACGGCTTTGTGATGCCGTGCCTAAAGATAAACAAAATTTTATATTATGAAAAACAGTGAAAATATAACGAATAGTAATACTGCTAACATTCAGCACGGTAGCACAAAACCGATGTTAGGCGATGTTGAATCTTTATGGCTAGAAAGGTTCAAAAAATATTGTTCAGATTATAAATACGATTATGTATGTAGTTGGTGGCTTCGTTTAGAATACGAACAGGAGGGAATTACGACGCCTAAAATAAATTACATACTGTCAAAACTGGTTGTAAAGGGCATATTGAAAAAAGAAACGACACGTTCATATACAAAGTTTTCACTCAATATCGCCTAACGTAAAAAGGCTTGGTTTCTGTGGCGTGTATGCACAAGGTATTTTCCACGCCATAGAACCAAACCAATGTTATCTGTAGTAGATAGCGTTGGCAATGAGAGGAGAAGCCGAACAATAATAACTAAAAAATATAATATAAAATGAAAGGATTTTTAATAATAATAGGGATTTGCAACTTGATTAGTTGGATTATTATAGGTATTCAATTTTTTACAGTAGATAAAAGATTTAGAAAAGAAAAATTAATTACAAATTTTATTATATACTCTTTAATATCATTTTCAATTTCTTTTATTGGAATAATCATTATTTATCTAATTGAAACATATTTTATTGTAAAATAAAGCATTGGATCTATTACAGATAACGGTTTCGGGCTTGGCGAAGTGGCTGAACCTGAAGCTCAATAGAATTACAAAACTTAAAAATTAAAACAAATGTCAAATAGAATTACTGAACAGCCATTTTGCCAAACCCGTGTTGTGCGATTGTGCTTATTTTTACAATATTAAATAATTATAAATATGCAAACATTTGAAGAGTTAATAAGTCAAACCCATTTTCACGATGGTGAAATTGTAGGATTTGATAATAATCAAAAAGAAATCATTTTAGATTTAATGAAAATTGTCCGCAGATACACCATTAAAGAGTGTATTAAAGTTGCTGAAAATTCTATTTATCAAAGTGTTGATGATAGTCTTAAAATTGGTCACGCAGGGTTTTTAAAGTTAGATGGATTGTCTGTTGATACGTCTTTGTAGCATATCGCACAACGGTTCTCGGCTTTGCGAAGTGGCGGTTTTCAAGGCACAAATGTTCGTTAAAGCACTAAAGTTTAATCAAGGCACAAGGGTTCAAATTAGCACTTCACCCGCCATTTTGCAAAGCAAGTGTTAGCGGTTCGGGCTTCTCTGCTTTTAGAAGTCCAAAGTTAAAATTTAAAACAATGTCAAAATTTAAAAACGATCCTGAAAATTATCACAAAATGTCTGAACCACACGAAACACCCGACAAGGCAAATGAAGCCTTACAAAAGTTTTACGATAAGGTTTCGGAAGCAAGAAAAGAATTTATGATTGCAGATATACTTGTAATTACAAAAGATAGTGTTCGCTATGAAGATGGAACAGTAGGTCAATTTATGCAACATAGCCAATTCGGAAACCAATTAAATGGTGCATCAATGGCTGCCTATGCTTATGGTCAATTACAAGCCGAACAAAGAGAACTTTTAAATAAACTTGTCGCTGGTCAAAAGTAGTCGGGTGTCTTTTAGCCTGACCGCTAACGTTTGCGGCTTTGCGATGTGGCGGTATTCAAGGCACAAATGCTCAATACACCACCGAAGCCAAATAGTAGTACAAATGTTCAATTCACCACATCAGCCCCACTATTGCAAAACCGATGTTAGCGGCTGCTGCGGTCAAATTAAAGAAAAATGATTTTAAGAAGATTAGGAAACAAAAGTCAAATAGCAGGTGAAATACAAAAGTATTTTCCACAGCATAGCATTTACATTGAGCCGTTTTTTGGTGCTGGTGGTATGTTTTTTAATAAACCAAAAGCAAACTGCAATATTATGAATGATATTGATAGCGAGGTTTTTAATCTATTTCAAACAGTTAGCAATAAAAATGATGAATTAGAAACATTGTTTTTGGCTACTCCAAAACATCAAGATTTGTTTAATTATTGGAAGCTAAACCAAGAGGATTGCCAAGTAAGAAAAGCAATGAGGTTTTTATTTATTTCCAATTATACTTTTATGGGTGCTGGTGCAAGCCTTAAACTTAATAGCCGTAATGATGTAAGGCAATTATATGAAGGGTTGCAAAAAGTAAACGAAAGATTGTTTGAAGTTCAATTTGCAAATATGGATTTTAGGCAGTTTTTAAAATCAGTTTCTATTGAAAAAACCGAAACCGAAAAAACGCTTATTTATTGCGACCCACCATATTTAGATACTGATGATAATTACAGCCATTCATTTAAAGAGCAGGATGCAGCCGACTTATTTGATTGCTTAATTGAAACAGGTTGCAAGTTTGCTTATTCAGAATTTGACCACCCGTTTATTTTAGAACAGGCTGAAAAAAGAGGATTGAATGTTATTGTAATTGGTGAACGTCAAAACCTTAAAAACAGAAGAACAGAAATATTGGTAACTAACTACAAGAAGCCACTGTCGCTATTTGACGGGATGTAGCAGTTGCCGCTTACGTTTTGCGGCTTTGTGTCTGTTTGCCCCTTGCACAAAGTTTCAAGTTACCACAAATGTTAATGGGGCAAATAGCACAAAACCGCTGTTATAACCAGTAGCGGTTAATGAGTAGAAACTTAATTTAAAAACGATAAAATACATGGCAACAAAAATTTACATCAGCGGTAAAATTTCGGGCATCGAAAATGAAGCCCCCGAATTATT